CGACTATCTCGAAAGAGAGTACTCTCAAGTGAGAGGAAGCGCACGACACTGAAAAGTGATGATATAGTCTGATCTATATAGTAATATATAGCTGCGAAAGCGGGTAGAGATTAACGACCTCTATTGAACATAAATGGTCAGTATAATGCATATCCTCCAAGATTGGCTATAACTTGTGGTATTACACTAGCAAAAGCTAAAGTATTGTTCGATGCTTATTGGGAACTTAATAAATCAATTAAAGCTGTAACTAAAACATTAAAGACTAAAGAAGTAGGAACACAAGTTTATCAGTACAATCCTATTTCTGATTTTTGGTATGTATTAAGAAAAGAGAATGACAAATTCAGTACTCTCGTGCAAGGAACTGCTGCATACGTTTTCGACCTTTGGGTTAGAAATGTTCTTGCAGAACGGGGCCAACTCACGGCACAATTTCATGACGAAATCGTCCTTACAATTAAAAAGGGATTTAGAGACGAGTGTAGTGATTTACTTAGGAGATCAATTAAGATTACCAATGAACAATTAAAACTAAACAGAGAACTTGATATAGGAATTCAATATGGGGACCGTTATTCAGATATTCACTGATGGTTCCTGTTCTGGAAACCCAGGTCCGGGAGGTTGGGCTTTTGTAGAAGTAGATACATTTTATCAGGAAAGAGGGTTTAATAAACATACTACGAATAATGAGATGGAACTATTTGCTATCCACAAAGCTTTAGAATATGCAAAAAAGAAAGAAGCTAGAGATGTTAAAATAGTTACTGATTCTCTGTATAGTATGAACGTTTGTTTAGGATATTGGCAAAAGAAAAAGAACATTGAACTCATAACAAGAATTGAAGAACAGATAAAAGAGTTTAAATCGGTTGGTTTTCAATGGGTGAAAGGTCACTCAGGGAATCAATATAATGAACTTGTAGATAAATTAGCTAAGGGTTAATAAACCCGTATTTTAAGAGGAATATAATTAATTGGCAAATACTAAATGGCAAGTCTATACTGGTGAAGCTAGGTTTATGAAAATTTATGAACCTGATTTCTTTGAGGGTGTAGGCAAGTATAAAGCCCCTATCGTCGTATCTAAAGAAACTCTTGATAAGATGAAGGAGGCTGGTATCAGGAGACAACCTAAAGATGACCCTGATGGTAAAGGCAAGTTAGTAACTTTTACCAGAGATTTTACTAAAGAATTTGAAAAAGGTAAGATTACATTCTTCTGTCCTCCTTCTATCTATGATAGAGATGGCAAGGCTTTAGTTGAATATTATAACAGAGAAACTAATAAGAGAGTAACTCAGTTTACAGAAGAAGAAAAAGATAAGATTGAACGTCGTGGTAAAGAAGTTCTTATCGGTAATGGGTCAATTGTGGAACTTAGGATTGCTGTATATGATGCAGGTAAGTTCCGTGGTTCTAGATTGGAAGCTATTAGAATTATTGACCTTATTGAGTATACTCGCCCTGAGTATAAAAGTGAGTTAGCAGATGCAGAGGGCACTCCCTTTGATGTAGATACTAAAGTACAGTTACCTGAGAAGAAGCAAGAACCTGCTAAGATTGGCTGGTAAGAGGAATTAAATGAAAAAGAAAATGAACTTTGGCAAAGAAGTTAAAGTAATCGATATCAAGACTAACGAATATCATACTTATAGATTACCTGCTGCCAAAGATTTCTATGAAAATTATGAAAAGACTTATGGGACTCAATACGATGACATTGAAAAAGACGATGTTAAAGGAGGAGTCCCACTCCTTTGGGAAAGGGTTGGATAATAACAGAAAAGAAAATAGATACTTTAGTCTTTGATATAGAGTCTCTTCTTGAAAATGGAGTAGATGAGATTAGTGATGAAGCTATAGTTAAACTTGGAAACGCTATAGCAACTGATATAAAAGAAAGACTTCTTAAAAAGAATAGGATAAAAGAAACTAATCTTAGAATGTCTTCAATAGGTAAACCTTGTGATAGACAACTTTGGTATAGTATAAATGAACCAGAAAAAGGAGAATCTCTTAGATCAGAACACCATCTTAAATTTATATATGGTTCAATTATTGAAGAGCTTTTATTATTCTTAGCGGAGCTAGCAGGTCATGGAGTTAAAGGTCGTCAAGATGAACAAAAGATCGAAGGTATCAAAGGTCATAGAGATGCGATCATTGACGGTACTTTGATTGATGTAAAAAGTGCTTCATCATATTCCTTCAAGAAATTCAAAGAGGGAAGACTTAAAGAAGATGATGCATTTGGATATATTCCACAAATCCTTTCTTATCTCCATGCATCCCAAGAGGATGAAAACCTTAAGGACAAGGAAAGAGCTGCGTTTCTGGTTGTTGACAAAACTCTTGGACATATCACTCTTGATTTCCATGAGAAAGATAATACAGACTGGCCTTCATATTTTAATAGTAAGAAAGAGCTTGTTGCCCAAGAGGTCCCACCAGAAAAAGCATTTGAACCAGAACCATTTGGGAAATCAGGTAATCTAAAACTTGGGACTAATTGTGGATATTGTTCTTTTAGAAAACATTGCTGGCCTGAGAGTAGAATATTCCTATATTCGTATGGACCAGTTCATTTAGTTAATATAGAAAATGAACCTAATGTACCTGAGATAATAGATGATAATTCCTAAAAATACAATTATATCAACTAACGATGGTCACTATATTTGTATGACCAATAAGGAAACCTATTCAGGGGATTTTGTTAATTCATTAGATTATACTTGTTGGTATGATGGAAAAGGTTGGGATAATGAGGATATAACTAATTCTGATCTTTTCTGGATTGCTTATGATCATACAAAGAGAAGATTAAAAGCTAATGAAGAAAAAATAAAGGTTAAAGTTAAGAAGGAAAAACTAGCATAGAACTACATGAAAAGAAAGATAAAGCTCGTTGGTATAATATAAAAAGAATTTATGGAATTTCTCAGACTGAATATGAAGAACTCTTAGAAGAACAAAAGTTTTCCTGTGGTATTTGTAAAAGACACGAAAGTGAATTTGCTAAAAAGTTAGCAGTTGACCATGATCATCATACAGGAGAAATTAGAGGCCTTCTTTGTCAGTATTGTAATCAACGAGTATTAGGTAGACATCGTGATCCAATAATTTTTAGAAATACAGCAGAGTATCTCGAAAGAGATCGGAAAGGATGGAAAGTTCCCTCAAAGAAAAGAATAAAGAAAAGATCAAAACGGTCTCCTTCTAATAATAAGAAAAGGAGAAAGAATGGGTAGCACTCATCTTGTAATCCCTGATTGTCATGCCCATGCTGATTACCCTAATGACAGAGCAGATTGGGTTGGAAAGTTAATAGTTGATCTTAAACCTGATGTAGTTGTTAATTTAGGTGATATGTGGGATCTTCCTTCTTTCTCTAGTTATGATAAAGGTAGAGCAAAGTTTCATGGGAGATCATATCGTAAAGACCTAGATGCAGGTTTAGAGTTTGATGATAGATTGTGGGGACCTTTAAAGAAAGCTAAGAAGAAAAGACCCTTAAGAGTTTTTCTTGAGGGTAATCACGAAGAACGTATGAAGAGGGCCTTAGATATTTCTCCTGAACTTGATGGAGTTATATCATTCAAAGATTTCCAACTTGATAAAAATTATGATGAAGTTGTAGAATACCAAGGGAATACTCCCGGTATCATCACAATAGATGGTGTTTCATATGCTCATTACTTCATATCAGGAGTTATGGCAAGAAACGTTGGTGGAGAGCACCCTGCCTATAGTATTATTACTAAACAGTTTCATTCTGCAACTTGTGGACATATACATACTTTTGATTATGCTATTAGAACTAGTGCAATAGGAAAGAAAATACATGGATTAGTAGCAGGAGTATATCAAGATTATCAATCCCCATGGGGTGGAGACGTAAATCGTTTGTGGGATAGAGGATTGGTAATCAAAAGGGGTGTAGAGAATGGATCATATGATCTTGAATGGGTTGGAATTAATAGATTAAAAGAAATATATGGGAAGTAACGAAATCAAAGAGCGGCACTTAAAAAGACGCCAAAGAAATCTTGCCGCTAAGGAACTAAGAACTTCAGGTGCTTTCAAACAAAGAATTCAAAATCCTAAGAAGGGTGAATACAAAAGAGAGCACCTTAGTATTAGAGACTTAGATAAATTTATAAAGGAAGAACAAGAATAATGAATAGTGAAAATGAACTCAGAAAACTACTGAGTATGTATTTTGAAGATTATATGTTAGATGATCTTCTTTGGGATTTATCTGTTGATCCAGGTGATTTAATCATTGCAGGTATTAAACAGGGAGTATTGGACAGAGAGAAAATTGAGGAAATTCTATTAGATGAGTGAAGTAATACTACATGAATACTGGGGTTCCGGTGCTTGTGGTGTATCCTTCATGTCTTTTAGTCCTGTATTAACAGAATTTCTACAAGAAACAAAGGTTATAAAAGATGATCAATTCGTCTTAATCCAGAGTATTGAATTAACCCCTGAAGATGGAATGTTATTCCAATATGATATTCATACATTTTTCCCTGTTGAGGAAGAAGATGGAGAACCTATAGTTGAAGTATAAATATGTAATCTATGGTCGAGAAGATGATATGAGTTCTAGACAAGCTGCTAGAATGTTAAGAGATAATCAACAAGACTATAGGTTCATTCATATAGACGATGAAGAATATTTTTCCACAGAAGATTTGAAATCTTTAGTCATCAAAACTGAAGCAAAGAAAATTCCAATAGTATTTATTGATGATGAATATATTGGAAGTAAGGAAGAATTAGAGAATTATCTTGATAAAAGAAGAAGATAAATTGATACTAGCCATGGTAGGTCTTATGTTTCTTGCAGTTATATTAGCTACTTGTTCTCCAGCCCCTGCCATGGCTTTAACAAAGGAATATCATATTGTTAGAGATGGTTAAGAATTTAGTAATTGCAGCAGCATTCGCAGGTGTAGGATATGGGTTTTATATAAATCAGCCAGTTCCTATTGATACTGCTATTGCTTCTACAGTACAATTAGAAAATTATTGTTCAGGGACTATCATCAATGATCCTGTTCTTTCAGACGGTGAACAGTTTACTGTAATTACTGCAAAGCATTGTTTAGCTAAAGATCAGAAAATTGGTACAGTTCTTTCTGTTAATATTGCAGAAGATATTGATAACAAGTTTACCAAGATGAAGGAAATTAAGGTTATTGTTAAAGATATTTCACTTGTATCAGATTTGATTTTACTCCAAGGTGTTAAACAGGGGGAAGGACTAGAGTTACCAAAAGCTAATATTTATAAAGGTGATGTCAAGATAGGAGATGAAGTTCTTTCTGTGTCTTATCCCTTTGGTTTATCTAAGTTGATCACTAATGGCTATCTAGGTTATTTATTCACTTTTCCTGCCTTCAAAGATGTATCTAAGGATTTCTTGTATCAATTGAGTACAACCCAAGCGGCAGGTGGTTCAAGTGGCAGTGGTCTTTTTAAAGCTGGTAATAATGAATATGAACTCATCGGTGTATTAACAGGAGGTATTGCTTACATTACTGTTTATACCCCATTAGAAGAAATCAGAGAGTTTTTGAACTTACAGAAGAAAGTTACTTAATGGAACTTGCTGGTATAATTGTTGCATTTGTCATAGTAACCGGAATGATTATCGTTTGGTTATATGATTATTTTAAAGATGAAGAAGGAGAAGATGAATGATTGGGTTTGTACTCGGTTGTATCATTACATTCTGTGTAACTTATTATTTCTATGATAAGATTAATAAGTTCATAGATGATATCACTAATAAGTGGTAATATGAACTAAATTTTATTTGTTATGCATTTTATTTAAACTCCAAAAGGGATCGTTAATTCGGTCCCTTTCTTTTTTAGAGAAAACTATGAAGATCATACTGTTTATCACAATCATTTTTTCTAATGGTACTATGGTAGAGGATAAAATTCCATTTAAATCTTATGACGAGTGTTATGTTAATGCAATGATGTTGATCCAGAAAATAGAATCTCAGAAGGTTGTTGATAAGATGTATGTTTCTTGTGTTGAAATAAACGGAAATTATGAATGAGGGTTGAATATAATGATATCAGTTAAAATTGTAGGAAAAACAATTCCTCTCGTTAATAATGTAAATACTATAACAGAATTTATTGCATACCAAGCTAGGGTTTCTAATCCTAATAATCAAATTAATAATGAAACTGTTTCTAAATTAATTAAATATCTTCAAGATCATAATCACTGGTCTCCATTTGAAATGGCAAATATTGCTATAGAGATTAAGGCCCCTAGAGATATTTCTAGACAAATTTTAAGACACTCTTCTGCTAAATTCCAAGAATTCTCTCAAAGATATGCTGAAGTACAAGAATTTACTGTTCGAGAATTACGAAGACAAGATGAAAAAAACAGACAAAACTCTATAGACGATTTCTCCAAAGAAGAAAAAGAAAGATTTGAAAGGGACTGTGAGTATATTATTTCACAATGCGAAGAGGTCTATCAATATTGGCTTAAAAAGGGAGCAGCAAAAGAGTGTGCTAGAGTATTCCTTCCTGAAGGATTAACTATGAGTACTTTATATATGAATGCTCCAATTAGAACTTGGATACATTATCTTGATTTAAGACGTGCTAATGGAACTCAACTAGAACATATATTAGTTGCTAATAAAATTAGAGAAGAGCTACATAAACTTGAACCAGAGTTATTTTAGAGAATTCATGGAAGGTATTAACTGAATGACATTATTTGTAGACCCACCGTCAGGTTGGATATATGGGTTTCCAAAATCCTTCGATCCTAAGAAAGATAATTTAAAACAAATGCTTAAGGACTCTAAATACCCTGAAGAAGATATTGAGTTTGCATTAAGACATGCTAGATTTTTAGGGACAAAAGAAGAATTAGAAGAATTAAGAAGTATGGGGGTTTAATGAGACATCCAGCTAAATATGCAAAATATCCTGAAGAAGATGAAGTTAATTTAAGTAACCTAGAAAGTTCAGAATGAAGTATATGGGAAGTAAGGCTAGGTATGCAAAATACATATTACCAATAATTCTCAAAGACAGACAAGAAGGTCAGTACTATGTAGAGCCTTTTTGTGGGGGTTGTAATACTCTTGATAAAGTAGAAAACCCTAGAATAGGAAATGATATTCATCCTCATCTAATTTGTATGTTCGATGCTGTATCAAGTGGGTGGATGCCTCCTGAATTTATATCTGAAATAAATTATAAAGGTTATCAAAAAGATAAGACAGTTGATCCAGAGACAGGGTATGTAGGATTTGCCCTGTCCTTTGGTGGTAAATGGTTTGGGGGATATAGGAGAGATAAGTCAGGAGATAATTCTATTGAGAATATGAAAACTCAGTCAAGAAGAAGTTATAAGGATGCACTAAAGCAATTTCCTAAACTTCTTGGAGTTGAATTTTTCAACAAGAATTATTGGGAGTTGGATATTCCACCAAACAGTATCATCTATTGTGACCCACCCTATGCAGGTACAACTAAATATTCAACGAATTCTTTTGATCATGATAAGTTTTGGCATTGGTGCAATGAACAAATTAACAAAGGACATAAAGTATTTGTAAGTGAGTATAATGCACCTGAAGGTTGGACATGTGTTTGGGAAAAAGAAGTCTCAAGTTCCTTAACAAAAGACACAGGTTCTAAGAAAGCAATAGAAAGGTTATTCACTAAGTGATGCGACATATAGTCGATACGTATAAGAATTGGCAACCTAAATATGCAAGATATACTAAAGATAATGCAAGAAACTATTCTATTATTGGCCTTGCAGCCGAGGCGGGAGAGCTTCTTTCATTAGTACAAAAGAGTATTCGTAAAGGTGAAGAGATAGATGATCAAAAAGTTCTAGATGAACTTGGAGATGTTTTTTGGTATGTTAATGCCGTGATGAATACTTATGGGTTCTCTTGGTCAGAACTCTGTGATTATAATATGAATAAGCTTAATGAAAGAAATAAATGAGAATTCTTGTTTGTGGTGGTAGAAATTTTAATGATTGGGATAAATTAGAATTAGAATTAAATCGTATTATTGAAAGTAGATGTACCAATTATGATGAAATAGTTATTATTGAGGGTGGGGCTAAAGGTGCAGATAGTTTAGCAAGAGATTATGCTGATGTTTATGATTTAGGTCATATCAGATATCCTGCTCAATGGGGTAAATATGGTAACAAGGCTGGTCCTATTCGTAATCAACAGATGTTAGATGAAGGTAAACCTGATCTTGTTGTTGCCTTTCATGGTAAACCCAGAGAGGATGGTAGACGAACAGGGACTCAAGATATGGTTAGTAGAGCTAAGAAAGCTGGAGTAAAGGTAATAGAGATAGGCTATGAAGGATAAATTAATTAAAATAGGTTCTTCTACAATAGAACATAAATATACTTGGGTTACTTTAGGACATTATACTCATGTCCCAAGAAGTAAATATATGCCACACTTTGGTAAGAAAGAATTGGAGAGACAAAGAAAAAGAAATGCAGATAAAAATATACGGTAAAGAAAATTGTCCATGGTGTGATAGAGCAAAGGAATTTCTTGATTTAGCTAAAATAGAATATCAATATATCGATATAAATGAACCGGGTGCATTCGATTTTGTTACTAAAACTCTTGGGGCTAAGACTGTCCCGGCGATTTTAATAAATGAAGAATTCATCGGAGGGTATACACAACTAATAGAAAAAGCAAAAGAAGGAGAAAGACAATAACAAACCCTTTTAATAGTTACTATTCAGAGTTCATTTATAAATCTCGTTATGCTCGATGGCTTGAAGATGAAAGTCGAAGAGAAAACTGGGATGAAACAGTTAAAAGATATTTAGATTTTATTCATCAACATTTATTAACTAAATATGAAACTTATGATCCGGGTGCATATTTACTTGAAGAACTCTATGATGCGATTTATAATCTAGAAGTTCTTCCTTCTATGCGAACTCTTATGACAGCAGGACCAGCCGCAGAGCGTGATAACACCTGTACGTATAATTGTAGTTATCTCCCTATTGATGATATTAAATCATTTGATGAGGCGATGTTTATTTTGCTTTGTGGTACAGGAGTAGGCTTTTCAGTTGAACGACAGTACATCCAACGACTTCCAGAAATTCCAGAAAAGCTATTCGATAGCGATACAGTCATTGTCGTCAAAGATAGCAAGGAAGGTTGGGCAAAATCCCTTAGACAACTTATTTCCTTGTTATATTCAGGTGAAATTCCCAAGTGGGATATATCCAGAGTACGACCTGCTGGGTTTAGACTTAAGACCTTTGGGGGACGGGCATCTGGTCCGGGACCTTTGGAAGATTTGTTCAAATTCGTTATTTCTAAGTTTAAGAATGCTTCTGGTAGAAGGCTCAACTCTATCGAATGTCACGATATCCTCTGTAAAATTGGAGAGATTGTCGTTGTCGGAGGTGTTCGTAGAAGTGCAATGATTTCTCTATCTAATCTTACGGATGATCGTATGCGTAAAGCTAAGATGGGTAATTGGTGGGAAAATGAACCTCAGAGAGCATTAAGTAACAATAGTGTTGCCTACACAGAGAAACCTGATGTAGGCGCTTTTATGAATGAATGGGTATCACTATATGAAAGTAAATCAGGTGAACGAGGAATCTTTAATAGAACTGCCTCAAGGTCTCAGTCGGCAAGAAACGGTCGAAGAGATAGCGAAAGAGATTTTGGGACTAATCCATGCAGTGAGATTATCCTTAGGCCCTATCAGTTCTGCAATCTCACAGAGGTGGTTGTCAGATCAATTGACACATTCGAATCTCTTGCAAATAAGGTACGCCTTGCAACAATTCTTGGCACATTCCAAAGCACTCTAACCCATTTCCCATATCTCCGCAAGATTTGGCAACAGAACACAGAGGAAGAAAGACTCCTTGGTGTTTCTCTTACGGGTCAGTTAGATAATCGTGATCTTTATGAAAGGAAGATCGATCTTGAAGCACTTAAGCAAGTGGCTATCGATACAAACAAAGAGTGGGCGGACCTTTTGGGGATCAATCAGTCTACTGCTATTACCTGCGTCAAGCCTAGCGGCACTGTCAGTCAACTCGTCGATGCAGCTTCCGGTCTTCATGCTAGGCATAGTCCTTACTATATTCGGTCTGTCCGTGGTGACAACAAAGACCCGTTAACACAGTTCCTGCAGGATGCAGGTATTCCTTGGGAGCCAGAGATCAATAAACCAGAACAAACATCTGTATTCTATTTTCCAATTAAATCTCCTGAAGGAAGTATCCAGAGAAATGATCTGAGTGCAATTGATCAATTAGAATATTGGAAATATATTCAAGAAAAATGGTGTGAGCATAAACCAAGTATTACTGTAACTGTTAGAGATCATGAATGGCCTGAAGTAGGTGGTTGGGTTTATAAGAATTTTGATATAATTTCAGGTATTTCTTTCTTACCACATTCTGACCATATTTATAGACAAGCTCCGTATCAAGAATGCACCAAAGAAGAATATGAAGCTATGAAAGCCAAGATGCCTAAAGAAATCAATTGGGAAGATTTGAAATATTATGAACTAGAAGATAATACATCAGGAATGCAAACTCTGGCTTGTGCAGCAGATGGGTGTGAGGTTGTTGACTTAACTTGAAAGTATTGCAAAAGCAATGGCAAATCAATGGGGTTAATAATGTGGGAAGTGGCTGAATTTATTGAACCTTATGGTATGTGGGTTGAAAAAGAATTTAAGACAGAGAAAGAAGCTAAAGAATATTGTGATAAAAGAAATGCTTCTGGTAAGTTGGACTATAGATATAGAAAGAAAGAATGATATTTGTATTCGGAAGTAATTTAGCAGGAAGACATGGTAAAGGAAAGGAATGGAATATCTAAAAGAATAATATTGAGATTACAACTTTTAATACTCTTGAACTTGCTTGTCTCTTTTTAGAAGCTAAGTTAGACAAAAAAGAATATAACAAAGGTGAAATCTTGAAGACAGAGGATGGTAGATATAGAGTTTCTGTTTTTGAAGATAGAAACCAATTAGAATTATTTAAAGATGGATAATTTATTGAAAGCAATGCAACAAGGAATGCAAAATGTAAAAGATATTCAAATTGGTGGAAATCATTATAAAGATATGCCTATCCAACCGGGAGAATTCATTACTAAAAATAAACTAGGTTGGTATGAAGGTAATGCAGTTAAATACATTTGCCGTCATAAAATGAAGGGTGGTAAACAAGATTTAGAGAAAGCAATTCATTATCTTCAATTAGCAATACAGGATTTTTATGAAGAAACAACTTAATATCGCTCTTGACTGGGACGATACTTTTACTGCTGACCCTGAAGGGTTTAAAGCAATTATTCGTTGTTTTCAAAGTTTAGGTCATTCTGTTATTATAGTAACACTAAGAGATAATCAAGATATAGATGACAGAATGAGTGAATTAAGAGATAAATATGGCGTAGAAGTTATTTTCTGTGCAGGTCAATCTAAAGAAAGAATAATCAGAGAACTAGGGCTACAAATTAATATTTGGATAGATGATAATCCTAGATATATTGTAAATGATTATCCAAATTATTCAGAGATATTTGGAACTAAAAGAGATATAGACTAAAAGAAAACCCCCGATAAGGAACTCAATCGAGAACCTCGTCGGGGGTTGTTTTATTTGTATTTAATCAAAAGGATTTATTTTACTCTTAAACATATCTTCTGTTTGTTCCATAGTCTTTTTATAACCAGACTTATTACCACTATCATCTGGATGATCTTTTCTAGCAGCAATAGTACCTCTGAAGATAAGTTGTTTCATTTCAGGACTCATTCTAGATTTATTATCATCTATGATCTGTCTAGCTAGCTTAGCAAAAAGTTTAGGATTAGATAATACTTCATCAGCAGCCTGTTTAACTTTATCCTTAGGGTCATGAGATTTAAAATAATCTTTAGTAATAGTTCTGATCTTAGCGCTTGTGGGATTTAAGACACCAAACATCCAAGTTAATAAAGTACCAGTTGAACTATAAGCACCTTCTTGCCAAGCATTGTAATTAAAACCAGCACCCATACGGGTTTTATTAGCAGCTTCAGCTTCTTTAGCAGAAGTAGTTAATATCTTCCAACCTTCAATAGCTTCTTTAGGTAAAACCTTTTCAGCCATCTTTTCAAATCCTTCAGGTATCTTAAGTTTGTCGCCTTCTTGCATAAGATGTTTCTCAAGCATTTTGACAACAGCAACTTCAGCACCTTTACGGAAACTTGGGTCTTTATCTAACATAGGAAGAACATCATTTGTTAATCTATCAGAGTTTTTAGGATCAGAGATAAACTTCTCAAATGCACCATACCCATCAGGATTTCTTGCATATTTATTCCCCATGCCAGGATTTTTCATAAAGAATTCTCTGAGTTTATTCCCATAAAATTCTTCTTCAATCCTGTCGGCTTCTTTCTGCATAGCTGTTAATCTCTCTGAAAGATCAGCAACTTTAACTCTACCAGACTCAAAATCTCTAACAACTTGCTCCATACGAGATTTCGCTTGATCTGACATCCCACCAGCCATCTTAGCGAAAGCTCCACGAACTTCTTGCGGAGAGACTTTAGAAATTCCCTTAGAATCAATTAATTCTTTGATAGTAGATGCAGCTTCACCAATGATATGATCATCTATTTTCTGTCCTGCACCTATACCTGAGAGTTGTTCTCTTAAGAGTTTAACCTCTTCTGCTCTTTTAGGATTAGAGATAGCTCCTTCAATTGCTTGTCTATTTTGAGTGGTCTTCTCAGCAGTTTTCCATCCATCAGCCCTATCAATATCCCTGAGTTCTTCAGTAACACCTTGATTAAACCTGCCCTCATTCATACGGAAACCTTCATCAGCTTCACGTAAAGCTCTAACAGACTCTTCATCACCAGAGTTTTTAAGATACCTAGAGAAATTTTCTACATCAATCTTAGCTGGTCCTTGAAGACCTTTAGCTTCCTGACTAATTTGTTTAGCTAATTCAGTCATATTCTTGTAGTTACCATCTTTGATATATTCTTCAAATCTGGCTCTAGACTCTTTAGAAAGACTTTCTTTTATACCCTCATACTGTTTCTTGACCCCTTCGGGATCAACAATCTTAGAATCAGCAGGTATTTTAGCATAGCGTTCATCTCTCTGAGGATTCCACTTTTCTTCTCTTGCTCTTTTAGCTTCAGCAGCAATTTCATCAGCAGAACGATTTTGTCCTTCATAAGGATCAAAAGGCATATTTCTTTCTTCTGCTTCTCTGATTTGAGGACCTAAACTAGGATCATTTCTGAGAATTGCATTAGTATCTCTTTCTGCTTTAGATAGATTGTCTTCTGCTCTAAAGACTTCTTTTCTCTGAGCATCAACTCTTTCATCAGCTTTATTCTGAAGGTACTCTCTACTTTGAGCAATAGCTTCATCACCACCTTTAGCTTCTTTAGCTTGTTGTAAAGAATTTTCAAGGTTTTTTCTAGGTTGCTCAAGCTTAGTAATAAGTTCAGGAGATTTACCACCTTCAAGAGCAGAAGATCGAAATTCTCTAAGAACTTGAATTTGACGAGCATTAGCTTCAGGATTTTGTTCAAGTTTTTGGATCATCAAAGTGATAGTATCTCTAGCGTGCTTAACATCAGCGATATCAGGATCACCGAATTTAGTAACAGTTTCTATGTTATTAGCAACATAATCAGCCATGTCACTCATCACACCATTGATCTCTTGACGAGACATATTATCATTAATCTTATTAGAAATTTCTAAAAGATTGCTGACCATTTCTCTTTGAACAGAATCCATATCCTGCCATCTTACCAGTTTCTTACCTAAGTTCCAACCATAGCCTATAGATTTTGTGGTTCCCTTGGCAACAGAACCAAGAGCAGAGCCTACTATCAATGCATCTTGAATCATATTCAATTTCTGACGAACTCTATTCTCAGAGAAAGAACCATCAGGATTAATACCTAGACCTTTAAATCCGGGTATATTCATCCCAACTAATGTATTAATAGTTTCATTATCCATGGTATAAGCACCACCAGCTTCTGAGCCAACGAACTTACCAATAAACTTTTTAACAGGTCCAGATTTCTCTAAAGCTTTTTCTGTGAGTTTAGCACCACCAAATCCTCCCGGTGCCCATTCTCCAGCAGTTACTAAGAAATCTCCTACTGGACCTTTGTCTGAACGATGCTCTGGAATATTTTCATCAAGAGTCTGTGCAGTGTCTCTAGGTAATACATCGGCTATACCACCAATAGGATTTAAAATATTTCTCCCTGCTGTTAATGCTATATTACCTAATTTAGAAAGCATACCACCTTCAGGCGAAGCTACAGCATCAATACCCTCTCTTTGTAGATTACTTTCAGCAAGTTTATTAACAACAGCTTCTTTACCAGCATTCCATACACCACCAGCAACATCCATTAACCCTTCACCGGGAGAAATATACCCCTCTTGAAGTTGAGGAGGAACAGGAATTTCTTGATCTTCATACCTAGAAACCCCATCCCAACCTTTTTCAGTTAAAGGGTGTTTAAGATAAGCTTGCCACACAGCAACAGCATCATCTGCACTCATTCCTTCAAACATATCATTTGTAGGTCTAGGTAATCTTACTGTTTCTTGACCTTTAGGACCATCTACAGAAGTATTAGCTGATTTTATATCCCATTTTTCTTTAGGTGAATATAAAAGAGAGTCCTCAGGATTAATATTCTCGAATTTAGGTTCTTGAGATATATCCCGAGGTTTAGCTCTATTTTTCCAAGACCTTATAGCACTATCTTCCAGATTATCTTCTGGTGAAGAAACCTTAACTGCTGAATCTCTCCAACCCATTAGTTTTCCTTTTCTTTTGTATAAATATTTCCGTCAGGTCCAAGAAACTCGGTTCCTATAGGAAGTTTATCGTACCATGCATCTTGTTCTTTTTCTGAACCTGAAGGCATTCTTTGTAAATCTTTTGCAGGTTGTGCAGGATTTTTATTAGTTTGGATTTCTTCTCTGTTAGAATCAAATTCAACTAAATCGCCCGGTTTATAACCATAGGTTTCAAAGAATCTCCTAGATTTAGAATTATTATTGATAGCATCAACTTCCCCTCTTAAGGTTTTCTCTGTTCTTAATAACCAAGATTTAGTATTCTGTTGAACTTTATTCTTAGTATTTCCTATAGTATCAAGGAAAGATTCATATTCTTTTTGAGACAAACTAACCCCAGAAGAACCCTCTTGTCTAGCCTGAAGATATGCTAGTCTGCGCTTATTGATTTCAAACAAAGCTTGGTTTAGTGCTTGTTTCTCAGTGGGGCTACCTTGAGGAATTAGATTTCTGATATCATTAGCAGCTTGTTCAAGAGTCTGAACACCATTATAATAATCTTCTTCACCTTTCTCAACAGCATCAATAATCATACCAGTAGATTCAAGTAATCCAGCAGCATTTTTTACCAAATTACTAGTAGTTGCAGAAAGAGTACCGCCCCAACCGGCCACATTAGGATCAACATCTAGTATTTCATGAATTTCCTGAATAACTTCTCTAGCTACTTCATAATTAGTAACCTTTTCTTGGACTTTAAGAGCAGGTTCTCTAAATTTATCTTCGATGTCTTCAATAAGTTTAACTTCAGCAGGAGACTGGAGTCTGTATTTTGAACCTTCAGGAACTTGATCCATAGGCATAGTCTTCTTGCCTTCAGGGGTATCAACAACAGCAATACCCATTCCTTGCGGAGGAATATCACCCCTAAGTTCAAGATTAGTTCTTATATCTCTGGCTCTATTTTCATCTTCAACTCTTCTTTGCTGTTCTAAAGCTCTATTAGCCCATTCAACTTGTTCAGGAGTTGAATTAGGATCATTTATAACAGAGATATATTCAGCAACAGAATTAGGACGATTAGTGCTTTCAGAAACAGTTGCTTTCTTAAGTTCCTGTAGTTGATTAGTATAGAAATCTTCAAGTTCAGGATTATTGTCCCTACGAGCTTCAGCTATACCTCTTACAAGATCAGCAACACTAGAGGGGCCTTCAGAAGTCTTACCCTGTTTTCTAGGAAGTTTCCAGCGGATATCAAGATTTCTAGACTTCTTTGAGTTATCATCATTGGGATTAAACTGAGCAATTTCTCTAACCTTGTCTTCTCTTAATCCAGTACCAGAAGAAATCTTTTTGATAAATTCTTCTTGATTAGGATTATCAGCCATTGGGTCATTGCCAAATACTTGATTAGTTTGAGTATTGGCATTATTAGTAGGTTGCTGCTCAGGCTTCTGTTCTTTAGGTTCAATAATATCTTCTATCTCTGCTCCATTTTCATACATTTGCATGATTTGCTGAGGTGTATAATCAGCAGAAAGAAGACTATGGACTGCACGAGAATCATAACCAGTTACCTGAGCAATAGTCTCAGAATCTCTAACTCTTTTAGCATCTTCTCTTTCCTTCTCTCGCATAAGTTTTTGATTCTCCGCGAAAGTATTATAGTACATCTTAAAAGCATCTTGCTTTTCTTCATACTGACGTTGTTTCTCTCTTTCCTCAGACTGAAGTCTACGATCTCTCGCATTTTCATAACTTTTAGAAAAAGCATTACCAAATCCTGCCATAAAACCTTTCATTAAGAAATAGCCTCCTGTACATTAGTTTGGTTGTTTTCTGGGTCAAGAGATTGTTCTTGCATCATATCTTTACCTATATTCATAAAACCACCACGTCCTTCCTGAGGAACTGTAGGTGTAGCTGTCTCTTTTTCCATTTGTTCACCAGCACTACGAACAGCATTGACCCTATTAGCCATCTCAAAATAATGTTTAGACATGATCTTATAGTTCTTATCAAGACCAGTTTTGTACTTAACACCATAAGTCTCAGCCATAATCATGATGATATGACAAATAGGACCAGCAAGAAGAATTGCATAGTCAGGAGTCCATTTTCCTGCTCCAATACCTTGCATAGCTATGATACCAGCAATAGAAACAACAGGAACTCCAATTTCTAACATAGTTATGATGTTAAAACAGAGAGGTTCACTCATGACTTTACGAGCAATAGCTTCAATAGCTTGGTCTAAATCTGTATACTGAGGTGGACGATGCCAAGCGTAATTCTTGGTATCTGAGGTATAGTTCTCCCCAGGAATAGGACCTTCAAATAAACTTGGCATTGCCATTATTTAGAACCTTTCTTATTAGGATTATTCTCTTTTGCTTCTTCAAGAATTTTATCAAGATATTCTTTGGTGTATTTTCTATCTGGATTAAGTTTAGAAAACTCTTTCATTTCAAAATCATTACTAAAATAACTTCTAGCAGATTTCTTAAACAACCCATTAAATGTATCTGATCTTTCAGCCACTAGTTAAACTCCATTTAGAAAAAGTCCCAATCAAAATCTTTGAAGAATGATTCTGCGCCCGCACCAATAATAGTCCCAAATATACTACCAAGTCCTTCTTTATCTGCAATATCTGCTTGTATATCACCTTGAAGTTGAGCAAGAGCAATACGTGCATTTCTATCAAGTGAGTTTTCAGAAGACTGCCATGCATAATTAAGTAACTGATCAGTACGATCCCATACTCTATTAAGTGCTTCTTGAGAAAGATCAAATTGATTTTTAACATCAAGGGCAGCAGCATCGAATTGCATCTGAGCATTTGTTAATGTAACAGTTTGTCTCCAACGAGCATTGGCAAGATCAACATTATACTGCATAGTCTTATAGAACTGATCCTGTTGCATTTCCAGATTTGCATTAAACATTTTAACAGAATTAACCTGAGCAGCATTAAACTGAGAGGTTTGAGTCTGCATTTGAGCATTAGCAATATTGACTTGATTTGCTTGAGCAGCATTAAATTGTTTCATCCCATTAATCTGAGATGTATTATACATATCTATGTTTGAATTTAATTCATCATAGAATCTATTCTGTTCATTAGTGCTCTGAGCAGTAAATAACCTCTGGGTGTTAATTGCTTTAGCATCTTCAAGGATGCTCTGAACTCTTGCTTGAGTATTAATAATCTCTGCTTGTTGAGCATTAGCAAGGTTCTGTAAATCCATTTGTAAGAAAGCTTTACTGTTCTCAACAGCAGCAAGCATTCTATTATCTAAGTTAGTAAGTTCAAATTTAGCAAGAACGTTAGCTTTGTTTAAAATACTAGCTTGTTTGTTATTTAGATTTTGAAGAGTTAAAGTAGCGTATAACTGAGCATCTTGCTGAGCAATAGGCAGAGAAGCTTCAAGAAGAGCTTGAGCCATTGCAGCGGTTGCAGCAGTACCTGTAACACCATTAAATGCAGCTATTCTACCAACAGAACGTGCAGTAGCAGCAGCCCATGCAGGAATCTGAGGTTCACCATTAGGTCCAGTAAACTCCTCTTGAAGAAGCTGTAACTGACCTTTCATAGTAGCTCTATCGTCTACTTCATCAAGATTTTGTTCAGCCCAATCATTAAGAGCTTGTCCAGCCCAATTAGTAGTACCATCTTTATTAACTCCTGTATACAAACCTTCAACATCATATTGTTCAGGAGTAATTAGATGATTAGGATTGACCTCACCTTGAACAGCAGTCATTTGACCATTCTGCATAACATCATTCAGAGAAGTCTGAGCATTATAAGTTGCTACAGGTTTAGCTGAAACGTTATTAGCAGTAGCTGCATTACCAGCAGATTGGAATTGAGCTTGAGCAGCAGTTGCAGTAGAAGCATTAACAGGAGCAACAATGCTCTGTTGAGGTGCCGTTATATTAGTCCCTGCTGTATCGGGATTAATATTAGGTACTTGAGAACTTAAATTATTCTTATAAATGGAAGTAGGGTCATCTATAACACTCTGAGGGCTATAAGAACCATCAGTAGTTTTAGTACCAGTTCCTGTATCAGTATTAGTATTAGTCTGACTTTTAATTTGATTTAGATTATACTGTAACTGATCAACATACCTAGTATTAGAAAGCACTGAATTAATTTCAGCTTGAGTAGGCTGTCTACCAAGAATTGCTTGATATTGATCTTTAACTAATTGATCATTAATAATAGTTCTTTTACCATCAGCAGGAGTAGTATTGATATTCTGAGAATAAGTTCCCCGCATTGCAGCATCAGTAGGGTTAGTTAATGCTGTTTCAACAGCTTTTGGTTTTTCTCCAGTCATATTACACCTTTATAAATAATACTTTGATATGATCCCAAAGTATAAATATTGAGATAGCTCCTGAAACTACTGCCCAAATCCAAAGACTTTTTAACTTTGATGTCAAATAATTATAAGCCTCTCGTTCTTTTATAATTTCTTTTAAAACTTCATAGTCTTCTTTTGGAAGTTCTACTGTAATAAATTCGTCTTCTGTCATTTAGACCTCTTCTTAATTATTGAATCTATGAAGTATCCACCAAGAATAATAAAGAAGATATTCCAAAGGTTCTGAGATAAATCATCAGTTATGCCCCATTCAAGTACTTTATCCCATAGAAGTAATTTCCAAAGATAAAGAATAAATGGCGTAGCAAAAGCTATTCTGATAAATCTTTCAAAAGGATCAGACTGCGCTGCTAAAATAATTGATTTTCTAGCTTCAAGAAGACTTATTCTCTCTTCGGCTGCTATCCTTTCGGAATCATTCTGAGCATTAAGTTTTGCTTCATAAGCTTTTCGAAGATCATTAGAAACTTGAGTTAAAGGACCAGACAGTAAAGAGAGAATAAATTTAAACATCTATTCCTCCATAGATTTGTTAGGAACAAGCCAAGTAATAAAAGATGTTATCACACCAAAGATTATCATGACTTGAGTTTCATCCAAAGGAATTTCTATTCCATAATGGGCATTTAAGAAATAAATACCAGCCATTATTAATGGAACAAAAGCTTTATTATATTGTGCTAACCATCTTATCATTTCTTTGCTCCAAATATAGATGCTATTAAATCGAATATAAATGACCATACAGAGGTTTTAGGCTTAGATGGCATCTGAGTACCGGGATCATCAGGAAGCTTCTCTACGGGCTTCTCTGTGGATTCTAGGGCATATCCAGCAGCTTTAAGAGCTTTCTCGAATACAATCGCATATTGACCTATCATTACTTGTTTATCAGTACCATTTATAATACGTCTTGCATTAGTAAATTCTCTTAAATCTTCTTTATCATCTTCATCTATATTATCAATATAATCTTTGAGAGATTTACCAGTAAACCAACCTTCTTGCATACCTACGAATAAGATAACAATTGCATATTCAGGTTTCTTGACAAGATCGGGGTTTTTAACGAAATCAACTTTAATTCCTAAAACTTTATTGAAATAATCAGTTGCTTTCTTATAATTAACTTCCCATGTTAATTGAACATATCCTCTGCCAATATATGGCCAATATTTCTTTCCTTTAAGGTAAGTTTGAGAACCATATTCAGTTACAGGCTGCATTGTATGAGCAGTTTCATGGAATACAGTAGCTAAGATATATGCAAGATAGTGAAGAGGAAGTTTTACTTTTTCTGCTTGATCAAGAATATAGTCAAAACCTTTTACATTAGTTGCTGTAAGGGTAAATGTACTTCTGATATTATCATAAAATTTCTTTTTATCCATTTTATCTCCTTACATTAATCCAAAGAAACCGCCACTAAAAGGTTGAGCCTTAAGTTCAAAATTAGCATTCTGAGTAGTAAAACTTCCTCCTAGAGATGCACTTGCACTTGACCAAGAAGAAACACCACCATTAGTATCAGCAAAAACTATTCTACTAGCTTCCATTCTCTTAGTTGTTCCAGAAATAGTACCCCATGTAGGACTACCACTTTCAATATACCCCCAACCAATTATCCAAGAAGAGCCGTCACTTACATTCAGAGATAAACTATCAAATTGATATACACTAGCCGAAAGTCCACCACCAATAGCATTATCTCCAAATGGATCAGTTCTATGAACACCTTTATAAATTGCAACTAATACCTGATCTGCACCAGTAGCAGTTCCAAAACTTTCAGAAGAACTATCTGCAAATTTCCAGAACAATGCACCTGAATTAAGAAATCCATCAACGGATATTTCTGTAGTCCAGTTTTGGCCGGATGGAACAGAAGGAGCAGAAGTACCATTAGATATAGCAATACCTAAGATAAAATCATTTTGTTCATGACTTGGAATACTAACTGATGTAGATAATGCTTGGGCTGAATTTACATAAGAAATACTCATATTAGGCCACCGCTATACAACGCCACTTTGAAGTAGCCGAATTCCAAGAAAAACCTACCATAAGCATTACAGTACCAGAAGTAGTAGTAGGAAGTGGTACATTACCAGAAGCTTCAAAACTTGTTCCCCAAGTTATTGCTCTAGTTGCAGTACCAGTTATTTCATAAATCAATTTTTGACCATGAGTAGGAGTACCAGTTAGGTTTGTACTTGCATTTGTAATTGCAGTAGCAAGAGCAGTAATTCTATGAATATCAGTGTTATCAGAATTGACTGTAGGTGTTGCAGAAGAAGTTTCTGAAGTTACTCTAGGAGTAATTCTTTTATTAGTAAGTGTTTGAGTATCAGAAGTCCCTACAACAGTACCACTAGGAGCAGTTTTCCCTTGCCAAGTAGTTAAATTGGCATTATAAGCTTGAACAGAGACCCCAATATCAGGAACCATTAAAACTATCTGACCTTCTACAGCCAATTTTCCTGCACTTGAACGAGAAAGAGTAGTATCAGTAGCATGACCAAGTTCAATAGTAGTGAACTGAGGATTAGACGCACTATCAAGTTGTAATGCAGTTTTAAGAGCACTTAAACTAGTTACCCCTGTACCGCCTCTAGAAGCATTAAGAGTGCCTGTAGTTGCATCATTGATGTCTAATTTAGGTCCATTACCTGCACCACCTTCATGATTATGACCTGTGGTAGCATGAAAAGCTGCTTGTATTTGATTAAATTCTGCATTTAAAGGAGCAGCAAGAATGTCTGCATCCGTGACAATATCCGCAGCGGATTGTCTAGTATACCCTGCCATAAAGTTCTCCTTTAAGTTCCAATAAGTCCATGACTAATCAAGGCGTCTTTTAAAGCTTTAATTGATCGAGTGGCTGCTTGAAGAGCATTTGCTATTGCTTGTACTTCTGCTTGAGTAGGAGGATTACTTATAGTTGGAGCAGTATAAGTAGCAGAAGAAGTCTTTGTAGCTGTACCAGTATCTGCTGTCCAACCAGTATTTCTTGCTCCTACAACTTGAACACTTCCTTTACTATAAACCCCATTAGTGTTTATATTATTTGTAACTTGTAGTGCATCGCCAAGAAACATAGTTCCTGATTGAGTTAAATTCATTGCTGTAGCAACAAAAGCACCAGTTGTTACATTATAAGAATACAAAGTATAAGAGTTATTAGCTTCTAGAGCAACTCTCCAAATAATTTGATCTGTATCATAACCATAGTTTTCAACAATTGTTTGAGTATTTACTGTTCCATTTCTGATAACAGCACCGTCTAACATAGTTACTAGACCAGAAAAATTAGCTAATCCAGAAACAGAAAGAGCGGCCATAGAACTAAAAGTACCACCTGTTACAGTCTTCCCTGTAAAAGTTAAACTACTTGGTAGAGAAAACACTGGATTACCAGAGACACCACTACAATTAGTAACAGTTAT